TCATGGGCTGGGATGGTGGCTCTAAACGATGTCACGCACTGGATGCCGCTCCCGGCTCCGCCAACGGACGGCAAGTAGCCACAGAACCAATGATTATGCAGAACCCGGTAGCGCCCACCGTTGCTGCATAGTACGCCGCCGATTCGCGACAGACGGCCGCTAGACGCTGATTCCCGCCGCTATCGTGTTCGGCATAACACGCCGACGTGTCACGTTTCGCGACACGAAAACTTGACGTATGCCAAAATCGACGAATCGGCGACGGATTCGCGTATGAGCTGGGCCTACTGAACGTCCGTATCTGCTTGGGTAAAATGGCGGTAAGGAGACACCGCCATGCCAGCCGTTCTCGACGAAGAGTTTTGGGACGAAGTCGACGCCGAGCTGGATTCCGCTGCGTGCGGCGTCGTGATTGAGTTCATCGACGGCCCGTTGGCTACCTGAACACTGGTACACTGGTGATAGGGACGCGAATCCCGCGTCCCTCACCGGAGCGTGCTAGTGTCTGCAGCCGACGACATTCTTGCCGCAGTCGCCGCGAATCTCGCGCAGCCAAAGCGTGCGCGAACCGACGCCGGCGAAGTGGAGCAGCACAGCCTGCCGGATCAGATCGCCGCGGCGAAGTTCGCGATCCAGCAGGCCTCGGTGAACCGCTCGCCGTTCCGGGCCCTGCGGTTCGCTCAGACGATGGCGAGCAACGCCAACGGTTCGGCTGATCCGGCAACGGCAGCCGCGATTTACCCGCCGCCAGGCGTGGACGGTCTCCCAGGGTATCCGCCATCGTGAATCTGTTCTCATGGTTCGGCCGCTCGTCCAAGCCAGCCGCCGCCAACCCGGCGGTGCGGGGCCGGTACGACGCTGCCCAAACCACGCCGCTGAACCAAAGGCATTGGGCACAGTCCGATTGGCTGTCGGCCGACGCGGCCCTGCATCCCGGCATCCGCCGGACGCTGCGGGTGCGAGCACGATACGAGGCGGCCAACAACCCGTATCTCGCTGGGATGCTGTCCACGCTCGCCAGCGACACGATCGGCACAGGGCCACGTCTGCAAATCGACGTGGAGGGTGCCGACGACGCGAAGCTCAAGCAGGTGGAGCGGGCCGTCGAGGAGTGGTCGTGTGCCATCGACCTCGCTGGCAAGCTCCGGCGGATGCGTCGTGCCCGTGCCCTTGACGGCGAAGCGTTTGCAGTGATGCAAACCAACCCCCGCCTCGGCGACGGGGTGCAGCTCGACCTCAAGCTGATCGAAGCCGATCAGGTCGCCAACCCGACGTGGATCCTCGAGTTGGGTGCGATTGACGGCCTGCGTCTCGACGACGCGGGCAACATCGTCGATTGGCACATCATGCGGCATCACCCTGGGGCGCTCACCTGGAACAGCAACGAAGGCGATTGGGTGCCGGCTGATCGGGTGCTGCACTGGGCGAACATCCTCCGACCAGGCCAGCACCGCGGCGTCGGTGAGGTGGTCCCGGCCCTTGAACTGTTCGCGATCCTGCGGAGGTTCACGATGGCCACGGTGACGGCCGCCGAGACGGCGGCCGACTTCGCGGCACTCATCCACACGAACAGCCCCGGCGGTGACAACGGTGCCGCTGAGATGCCGGCGTGGGAGACCATGCCGATCGTCCGCGGCACGATCATGTCGCTGCCCGACCAGTGGGACGCGACGCAGCTCAAGCCGGAGCACCCAACCACCACGTATCCGGATTTTGAGAAGCGGCTGGTGAACCAGATCGCCCGCAGTTTGGACATGCCTTATATCGTGGCCGCTATGGACAGTAGCTCCGCAAGTTACTCGTCCATGCGGGGTGACTACCTCGTATATCGCAAGGCGATCGCGACGCTGCGGGCAGACCTTGAGCGGCACGTCCTTGACCGATTGCTGTCCGCGTGGTTCGACGAGGCCGCGTTGGTGCCGAATCTGATCCCCCGCGGCCTTCCGCCGATGGCCCAGTGGACTTGGTCGTGGACTTGGGACGGGTTTGAGCACGTCGACCCCTCCAAGGAAGCGTCGGCGCTGGAGACAGCCCTGCGGACGCACACGACAACGCTGGCCGCGGAATACCAGAAGAAGGGCAAGGACTGGCGGCAGGAGTTGAACCAGCGTGCCCAAGAGATCGCCGTCATGAAAGACCTCGGTCTGTTCGTGGACCTGGAGCCCGAAGCCACCAAATCGGAGGCCGTGCCGGCCGAATGAGCACCATCAACACCAACGCCGTTCCCAGCCGCCTCACGCTGTCTGCCGACTTCGCCGTGGCCGCCGCCGTGTCGGAAGGTTCGCAGCCGACGTTCCGGCTCGTCGCCTACACCGGGGCGCCGATTCGGCAATCGTGGTCGCGGAACGCCCTCGTCCTCGATCTCGCCGGCATGGACCTGTCGAATCAGACCATCCCGATCCTGTTCGGCCACGACGCCTCCTTGGAGTCGGTCGTCGGCCAAGCCACCGCGGTCACAACCGACGGCTCCACGCTGATCGTGGAGGGCGTCGTCCTTGGCGTCAGCGAGACCGCCCAGCGGGTGCTGGAGCTGGCCCGACGCGGCATGAAGTTCCAGGCCAGCGTCGGTGCCGACGTTGGCCGCATCGAAAACATTCAGTCGGGCGAAAGCGTGCAGGTGAACAACCGCTCGTTTGCCGGCCCGGTGTCAATCGTTCGGGGTTCCGCACTTCGCGAGACCTCGATTGTCCTGATGGGGGCGGACGGTAACACGTCGGCGTCCATCGCAGCGAAGGAGGTCGATATGGCGGATCCCGCCACCCAGACGCCCGACGAGACGCATGTCTCGGCGGAAGCCACGGCGCCGGTCGCCGTGGAGACCAGCAACCCCGAAATCGTGGCCGCCGCCCCCGTGGCAACGCCCGCGATCGACAAGGAGCAACTCGTGAAGGAAATCAAGGCGGACATCCTGGCCGACCTCCGGACCTCGCGTGCCCCAACGCCCGCGATCCACGTCCAGGCCGAGCCGGTGGACGGCGTGAAGGTGGTGGAGGCCGCCCTGTGCAAGCAGGCCGGCCTGCCGCACCTCGACAAGGCTTTCGACGGTCGGACGCTTGAGGCGGCCGACAAGGTCGTGCGTGACGTTTCGATTTCGCAGGTGTTGCTCAAGGCCGCCAAGGCCAACGGCTACGCCGGCAGCGACCGGATCACGCAGGCCAACGTCATGCCGATGCTGCAGGCGTCTTTCGCGACGCACGACATCAGCAACTTGCTCGCCGCCCTGGTGAACAAGTTCCTCCTCGCCGGCTTCATGGCCGTCGAGCGTTCGTGGCAGGAGATCGCCGCGATCCGCAGCGTTGCGGACTTCAAGGCGATCAACCTCATGCGTCTCAACGGGTCGCTGAAGTTCCAGAAGATCGGGAACGCTGGCGAACTGAAGGTCGCCGCCGTGAACGACTACAAGCGATCGGTGAACGCCGACACTTGGGGAATCTCGACCCAACTGACCAGGCAAGACATCATCAACGATGATCTCAACGCCCTGTCGTTGGTTCCGCAGCGGATGGGTCGTGGTGCTGCCCTCGCGATGAACGACGCCATCTGGGCCGAGTTCCTCAGCAGCAACTCCACGTACTACCAGAGCGTGACGGCTGCGGCCGGCAACGCCCTGGCCTACGCGGGGCTCGAGACCGCCGTGACGGCTTACCGTCGGCTCAACGATCCGGATGGCAATCCGCTGTCGATTGCCCCTCGGATCATTTTGTGCCCGCCGGAGCTGGAGCCGAAGGCCGTGCAGCTGATGACGCAGTCGGCGCTCATTACCACGTCCTACGGCGGCACGTCGAGCAAGGTGGTCGAGCCGTCGGCGAACCCGTTCGTCGGTCGGTACAAGATCGTCACGAGCAACTACCTCCCAGCCGCGGGCACCGTGGCCAACTCGACGTGGTGGCTGCTCGCCGATCCTGCGGACCTCTCGGCGCTCGACGTGGTCTTCCTCAACGGTCAGCAGGTGCCGACCATCGAGCAGGTGATGATCGACTACCAGCTCCTTGGTGTCGGCCTTCGCGGGTACCTCGACTTCGGCGTCATCAAGAGCGAGCCGCTGTCGTGCCTCCGGATGGCAACTGCCTGATTGTGATAACCGTGGCCGGGCGGCGGCGGGATGTCTGCCGCCGCCCGGCATGACTAACAACCAACTCCAGTTACGAAAGGTTTCTTCTGATGGGTGCTTACTACCAGGACGGCGATCTGATCGACTACACGCCGGGTTCGGCTGTGGCGGCGGGCGACGTGGTGCAGGTCGGCAAGCTCGTGACGGTCGCTCCTCGTCCGATCGCGGCGAACGCGCTCGGTGCGGTGGCCGTCGAAGGCGTCTTCTACCTGCCGAAGCCCACCGGGGCCGGCACGGACTACGCCCAGGGGTCGAAGGTCTACTGGTACAACTCGCAGGCCGTGACCGGCGTGACGGGTGTCCAGGCGGGCTACGTGGCCGTCGCTCCGGCGACGACCGACACGACCGTCCGCGTGTTGCTGTTTCCGGGCTCGTGATCGACCACACGCAAGGGGGCGGGTGCGGCCAGCTACCGGCCGTGCCCGCCCCTCTCGCACTCGGTGAAACATGCATGACATGATCGCAGCCGGCGAGACGTGGTTTCGTTCGCAGCGGCGTGAGCACCTTGCCGTTGAGGTTTCGTATCAACCAGCGGTTGGTCTCTCCCGCACGGTGAGGGCAACCGCCGTGATCGGCCGGTGGGAGTCTATGGATGCCGCCGGCCAGATTCTCCGCACGGAGACGCGGGACTGGTTCGTTGACACCACCGATCTTGTTCAAGATCCGAAAAAGGGCGACCGAATCGTGGCTGGCGACGTGACCTACGAGGTCATGATCCCGCCAGGGGCACAGCACCATTGGCGGTGGAGCGACAGAAACCAAACCCTTCGGCGGATTCACACAATGGTCGTCTCTGGTGCCGCTGCAGCCGCGAACGACACGCTCCTTGTGCGTGCGGTCGGGGCTTCCACGGCCGCGGCGATCACCGACGAGCAAATCGTCTCCCAGCTCACGCTTGACTTGGGAACGGGCCGGAGTATTTCGCAACAGGTGGCGGCGGCCGCGGCCTACCTCTACGTCGTGCTGCCGGATTCGTTCGGCGATCCGCTGTTCTCGGTCAACGGGTTTCGCGTGACGGCGTTTGGCTTGACGACGCGGTCGATCGCGTTCGCCGGCCAGACCGCTCGAGCGTATCGCGTCTACCGGTCCACCTATCCGGTCACCGGTTCCGTGCTTGTGGAGGTGGCGTGAT